GATTTCATAAATGAAATCCCATAAAAAATTGTTCTCTCGCGATGCTCACACTAATTTTTTCTATGATTTCATAAATGAAATCCCATAAAAAATTGTTCTCTCGCGATGCTCACACTAATTTTTTCTATGATTTCATAAATGAAATCCCATAAAAAATTGTTCTCTCGCGATGCTCACACTAATTTTTTCTAAGAATCAGATTTCATCTGATCTTATAAAAAATTGATAAACTATTATTTTATAACCAAATTAGATATAGTATATATACAATGTCTAAAAAAGTATCGAATACGCTCTACGGCTTGAAGCAACTCTTCATAGATGGCCAGCTTCGGAATATTGATAATATGACAGTGGATGAACTTGTTACAAATTTTAAAACAGTCTATGTATTATGTTTTACCGATGAATTCTTCGATAATGAATACTTTGATAATTTAACAATTTTTGAGTCAATACTATCAGAAAAGAAATTAGAATCATATTATAAAAATGTATGTTTAATCAAGTGTCCTTTTAAGATTCTCAATAATGAGATTCTAAAGAATTCTATTAGTATCGTCTCATTAGATGTCATTAATGAATTAGAACACAAACCAGATGATCAATATAATGAACATACTCTTATAATTCCAATTTTTACAATTTCTAAATCAGATGTTAAATTATATCTATCGCAGTTCAAGAATTGTCTACTAGAAGATTATTTCAAGATTAAATTCTTGAATTATTATTTTGGTAGTGTTAAGAAAATCAAGGATATTAGTTATATGATTGAAAACTGTGATGAAGCAAATTATTGGACTAATTACTATAACTGTAAATTAAATATTAGTATTCAATTTATGAACCGTAATTTTAATTTTATTGATATGACAAAGATTGAAAATAAAAAATTACTTGAAACTATCGAAGGTATTAAGAATCTCCCCGAAGATGGTGGTGATTATTTGTCATATATGTACAGAAAGCAAAACTTTGTAGATGCGAGTAATGCTGTTAAAAAGGAAGGATATAATATTTACAAAGTTGTTGATAAGAAAGAATTACCAAACTTTCTTGAAATCATTCAAAAACTAAGTCAAGAAAAATCACATGAAGAATTAATCATCCTTATTACAAATATGTTAGTTTCAAAAGAATACTGTCATTTAATTCTAAATAATCAAAAAATGTTGGAATTACTCCTAAAGATATCAACAAATATATCAGAAATGAATTTTAAAAAGATGATTGGTTATGGTTGGCTATCATTATATTTGGAAGAAACAATTAAGAAAAGTTATATTGATATAAATGATAGATTTGTATTTACGTGTACAAATGCGTCTAAACTACCAACATTTCAGTTCTCATACAGTAAATTAAAGGATAGTCCTTATTTACCAATCTTAATAAATGATAAGTTATATATGGAATTTAATGCTTATGGTGTTGATCACTATGCGCTAACAAATTATGATTCGGCAAATCTTGATAAAGAATTAATTAAACAAACTTATGGGGTAGCAGATTTACAAACATTCAAAGCAAGATTCAATGTATTCTTAGGTGGTCATACTAAGAAGCACTATGATATTTTTAAAAATGTAAACTTTAATAACATCGCAATTTCAGGAAGTGTTATTGCTGCATGTTTACCAAGATTTAATCCTCTAATTATTAATACTGGAGGAAACTTTGAAGCATTTATTGATGAATATTACGGAAGTGCTGATCTTGATATCATGTGTAATCTAAAAGATACATTTGAATATATTGATAAGGCATATGAATTAAATGAACAATTAGATAAGAATACCAAAACATTAAGTGGTGAAAATATATCAAGAATTGAGCCCGTTAAAAATGGTGTTATGTTTATCAACTTTAAGAAACTTGATGAATTTATTAAAGATTTGAAACTTGATTGTACGAAAGAAACTTTCAAAGATCATCTCTTAGAAAATAAGAAGAAGATTTATCAACTATATATTGATTATAAAGTTAATGAACATAGAAAACATTTTGAGGAGAATCCTGAAAAATTCCAAGATCCTAAATATAATGTATTATTTGATATCCTTCCATTGGATCAAATAAATATTTACATCAAAGATTTCTATGAACTTGATGATAATATGGAAACAAATAAAATACTAATCTATGAAAACATTAAGTTTAAATACAAGATTACTGGAATTAAGAGAAATTTTGAATTTTTCCAAATTAAATATGAAAACTTCTTTTCAACTGTTCATAAATTTCACTTACCTTGCGTTCGTGCATATTATGATGGTACAGACGTATTTATGTTACCGTCATGTATTAGTGCATGTATGACATTAACTAATATTGAATATAAGTATTTTGCTGGGTCAAAAGATCCAATTGAAGTAATTAACAAGTATAGACAACGTGGATTTACAACTATTTTAAATGATAAAGAAAGAATTAAGATGATTAAGTATTCTCATGATGTTGAAAAATGGAAAGATTTATATGAAATACATGGACTAAATAAGAGAGATACTGATAGAATCTTTAAGCCTCTTGATATAAATTGTAAATTATTTAAAACTGCAAAAATGTATGAAAAGATTAACTTGTTCTTCAGTAAAACAAATTATATGGGATATCATAGTATATTAACCATTAATGAAAATGGATATATCATTCCATTAGATAGAAAGATTCTATTATTGAATCCTATTAAGAATGATATGCCATAAATGAAATCAAAATAAATGGAATAAAAATTGAGCTCTCGCGTTGCTCACACTAATTTTTTATTCTTTCATAAATGAAAGAATAAAAAATTGACTTTAATTTATATTAATATAAAATTATATTAATATTATTAGTATGTCATTATCAATACCACAAGATTATAGAGATAATACTTTTGAACTATTAAATAAACATATCAAAAATGATGATCTAAGTGATGAGTTAGAAGTAAAAATCTACAATTACAGTGTAAAGTATTGTAATAATAATGTGAATAAAAGTTTAACCAGTTCTATCTTACAAAGTATCTATGAAAGCAAAGTAGATGATATAGTACATAATTTTAGTCCAGAACTTTTAGAAAAGATTAAAACAAATATAGATGAAGTATTAGAATATACTCCTCAACAATTAAATCCTGAAAATTGGGCAAGAATCATTAAAAGATTTAATTATGTAGAAGATAAGAAAACGAATCTTGCCTATACTGATTTATATCAATGTAGAAAATGTAAAGGACGCAAAGGTATTTTACGTCAAATGCAAAACAGATCTGCAGATGAAGGCGCAACAACTTGGTTTGATTGTTATCTGTGTGGAGCAAGTTGTAAATTTTAAATTTAGATTTTATCTTTTTTAATTATATGGGGAAGAATAAAAAAATATCTAAAATAAAAAGAGAAAATAATCCAAATGAAAAAGGGACAACAATTGATTTATATACACAATATGATATAGATGTCATTGCTGATAATATTGATATGTTAGTTAAAGAAGCTGATAAAGTTGTTAAAACAAATTATGAACCAACTATAGATGAATTTAAATCTGTTGTTAAAGCAATCAAAGAATTCATTAAATCAAAAGATAGAATTGTATATGGTGGAAGTGCTCTTAATACTTTAATTCAACACAAAAATCCGAAAGATGGTATATATGATGATTTTAAAAAAGCAGATTATGAATTTTATTCACCAGAACCAATCAAAGATTTAAAAGATTTATGTGATTCATTACATGCTAAAAAATTTAAAGATATACAAGGTGTTCAAGCACAACATGGAGATTCATATAAAGTATTTTCAAATTTTGAAGATGTTTCTGATATATCATATGTACCAACATATATCTACAATAAAATGCCAACAATTAAAATAGATGGTATCAGATATATACATCCAAAATTTATGTATGTAGATTTTCTAAGAATGTATACAGATCCATTAATGAGTTTTAGAATATTAAAAGATAAGGCCTTTCCACGTGGAATGTTATTATTAAAGTATTATCCATTAGAAGTTGGAAAAGGAAAGGTATCATATGATGAATTACCAACGGAAGAAACAGAAATAATAAAAGAAATTTCAAAAATGGTAACAACAGATTCATTTATGCATGTTGGAACATATGCTCTACAATTTTATACAATAAATAAGGATAAAAAATTATTACCATTTGAAGTTATATCTGTTGATTATGAGAAAGATATTAAAAATATTTATCAAGAGTTATCAAAGAATAATAAAATTACTGTAAAGGAATACTTTCCATTTTTTCAATTCTTCGGACGTCATGTTGAATTTATTCATAATGACAAAGTTGTATTGACTGTTTTTTCAAATAATGATAGATGTGTTCCTTACAGAAAATATGAATCTGGAAACATCGCAAGTTTTCAACAAGTTTTATTACATCAATTGACAAAGTATTATTACAATTACATTAATAAGTTAGATTATGAAAGTGTCAATAACATACTTGGAGAATTAATTAAAGTTAGAAATGAATATTTAAAGAAAAATAATAAAACTGTTATGGATGATACCATATACCGAGATTTTATGATCAAATGTTTAGGTAAAGCATTTGATGAAAGAAGACAAAGTTTCTTAGATATGAAGAAAAAAAGAGATCAAGGTAAACAAATAAAATATAGATATAATCCTCAAACAGATTATGATATTAAATTACCTGAATATATATTTGATAATGTATCCGGTAATTTAATTAATAATCCAAGATTACAAACTATTAAGGTTAGTGTTGAAAGTTCTGAAGAACCAACAGAAACTTCTGAATCAGTCGGTGATTTACCACAAATGGTTGCACGAAATGTCAAAAAATATGAATCAGAAACGAAATATCCATTTTTAGATACTGATTATATTTCTGAGGCGTATTAATAACTCCTCATTATCTTCTCAAAATTATAAGAATTTGTATTAATAAAATTTGGTTTAGGAGCAAATTTATCATTATAATTTGCTGTTAATTCAACCCCCTTTTTTATATATCTATTTGCTATTCCTAATACATATATAATATTATTTTTTTTATCACATGTTACTTTTAAATCTAAGTTTGGATTTTCACGATGATTTATATATCTACCAAATGGCTTATCATTAAAATTACTATCACCTAATACTCGTGCAAGTAAACCAACACATTCTCCAACATCTAAATCACTATTTGCGAATAATCCTTTCCCCTCAATTTCTGAATCATCGATATATAATATATTTGTTTTACACATAATATATGATATATAATTAAAATTTTTTCTTCAAATAATTTCCTAATTTTTGATCCAAATGAGGATTAAATTTACGAAATTCAAATTCTGTATTTAAAAATTCAACTATTTTAGCTGGTCCAATTGAATCAATAATATGATCAAGACGTTGATTTCCATATTCTAAATCTTCATCAATACTTTTAATTGGTTTCTTTTTAAAACATTGTTTATACATATATGGTACTATTATGATTGGTAATAGTAAAATAGGCAAAAGAATATATTGAGACATAATTATATTATTTTTATATTCTTAAAATAAAAATTAAAAATTGATATTTATTAATTTAGAGTAATAACTATTATTATAGTATAAATGAATACTCAAGAAGAACATGAAGATGTCGAAACAGTATCGATTCCTTTTAATGAAAATAATATTTTGATTAAAAACGAAGATGTCACAAAATTATTTAAAAAATTTAAGATTGACATTAGTGTTAAAAAAATAGAATTATATCAAAAAGCACTCACTCATAAATCATACATTAAGCGTGAATATTATGGTCTATACAAAGATATCTTAGATGAAGCATATAAATTATATCCCAAAGGAACACTCCATTTACAGGACGCATCAAATGAAAGATTTGAATTTCTTGGTGATACTGTAATCAAACTAATTTGTGCGGATTATCTCTTTGATCGTTTTAATGAAGATACAGATGATGAAGGTTTTCTATCGAGATTAAAAATGAAAATAGAAAACAGAGAAGCATTATGTGTATTTGCAAAAATCCTAGGAATTGATAAATACATGATTATTTCAAATCAAGTTGAAGCATTACAAGGTCGTGATAGTGATAAACTTCTAGAAGATGTTTTTGAATCTTTCATGGGAGCATTATATAAGGATCAAGGATTTGAAGTTTGTTATAAATTCTTAAGAATATTACTAGATTCTGTTCCTGATTATTCAGAACTAATCTATAAGGATACCAATTTCAAGAATCAAATTATGATTTTCTATCATAAAAATAAATGGAATGCACCAAAATATGTTGAACTTGAACAATTTATTGATAGAAAAACAAACAAGAAAATGTTCAAGGAAGGAATCTTGGATTTTACTGGTAAAGTATTATGCTATGGAACTGCCACTACTAAGAAGGAGGCACAACAGATTAGTGCGATGAATGCTCTAATTAAGTTTAATCTGTTGAATGAAGATCAAATTGTTAAGGAAGTCTAAATGGTTCATCTAATCGATTACCATTTGAATCATAATGTCTATACATTAGAATATCAATAAAATTGTTATCACAGAAAATAATCAGCTGTGCTTCAGGAGCATAAAAATGTGAGATATTTAAGTTAGTTTGTTTTATGTACGAATCATTAAACAAATTGATTAATTTTAAAAATATATTTCTTTTCGCAAAATATACATAATCATTAAAAGCATATAACATATCATCACTCCCATTCATGATATTTTCTACTGATTTATTATTATAATAATAATCACCACCAAATGTAATACTTACATAATCTAAATTTACTCGACATAATGGTAATTCAATCTGTTGGTTTTTTAAAAAATCAACAATATCTGCTATTTTATATTTTTGAATTATTTTATTATATAATTCAATATTTGTATCAGTTAATAATAACTTTTTTAATATTGTATTTGGAAAATGTGGATAAAAATTTTTATGATATGGTATATCAAATCGTGTCCTCATTATTACATCATATGTTATATTGTATTCTTTCTCGTATGTAAATAATTCATTTATACCAATTTCTAATTGATGATATTGATAACTATGCTTAATTGGAACATCATTTGAATCTTTGATATTAATTTCATAATGAGCATGATTAAAATAACTTAAATATTCTGTTTTACGTTTGGCGTATTCTTCACTATTTATTTTTTGATTTATTCTTGAATTAAAAATAGGTATATATTTATTATAATCAATTATGAGAAATGAAACATTTAATTTATTAAAATAGTCTGTTATAATAGTTTCATTAAAATTACCACTAATTACACAAATTATGAGAATATTTGTATATGATTTTTTAGATAAATTTAACATATCAATAAAGTGTTGTTGTGAATGATTAAAAAATGTTCTTAATTGACCTGTTATTATTATACATAAATTCATTATATTTATATAAATATTTATATAAATATATATATATATGTCATCTGACAATTCTGATTCTTTAAATAATCAAAATTTTATAGATTTGAGAACAAATGGAAGATTATTCACCCTCTGGGTTTTATCAAACTTTAGAAAATATAAATTAGCCCCAGTTGAAAAACAAACAGGTAATGATCCATGCAACTACACCCAAGAAGGCCAACAATTAGAACTCAGAACTTATCAAAAATTCGTTTCCTCCTTTTTAGATTATAGATCCCCCTTTAGAGATATTTTAATTTACCATGGATTAGGTAGTGGTAAAACAGCATCAGCCATCAACATTTACAACGTATTATATAATTATACTCCAGCATGGAATGTATTTTTATTAGTAAAAGCATCTCTTGATGCTACATGGTTAAAAGAATTAAAAACTTTTTTAAGTAAAAGTGATATTGACGGAAGAATGGCAAATATAAAATTCATTCACTATGACTCTCCAAAAGCAGACAGAGATTTTATTCAAGCAATTAAAGAAGCCGATAGTTCTAAAAAACCATTATATATTTTTGATGAAGCTCACAATTTTATCAGAAATGTTTATAATAACTTAACATCTAAAACTGGTAAGAGAGCCCAAGTAATATATGATTATATAGTTCAAGAAAAGAAAGAAAATGATCAAGCAAGAGTAATATTAATTTCAGGAACTCCTGCCATTAACTCACCTTATGAATTAGCACTTATCTTTAATTTATTAAGACCTGATACATTTCCCAAGAATGAAAATAAATTCAATGATGTATATATTGGTGGAGGTAATGTAAAATCATTAAATCCAATTACAAAAAATATGTTTCAAAGAAGAATATTAGGATTAGTAAGTTATTATTTAGGAGCAACAAAGGATGTTTTTGCTGAAAAAAGAGTATTGTATAAAGATTTAGTAATGGATCCTTATCAACAAGAAGTATATGAAGTATATGAAGCAATCGAAGCAAAATTAGAAGCAGCAAAAATGAAAGGTAGATCTCAAGATAAAACATATAAGACATATACTCGTCAAGCATGTAATTTTGTATTTCCTGTTATATCAGATAAAGTAAATGGTGAAAGAAGACCAAGACCAAATCAATTTAAAATCCATGATATTGATGGTGCAAATATCTTAGAAGGAAAGACAGAAAAATTAAAGGAACAATTATTAAATAAAGAATATGTTAGAAATGTTGAATTATATTTAGCAACAATCAAAGATTTTGTTACCCAAACTGAAGAATATTTTGATAAGATAAATGTTGAAGATATTAAAAATAAACATACTATATTAGATGATCTTGAAGTTTTCAAAAAAGAATACAAATATAAATTTAGTGATTTCTTTAAAAATTATACTAAAAAATCAAAACTATTCGACAAATTATATGCATGTTCATGTAAGTTTGTTGCTTCATTATTTTATGCTCAAAAGAGTAAAGGCCCAGTTTTAATTTTCTCCAACTATGTTAAAATGGAAGGATTAGAAGTATATAAATTATATTTAAAATATTTTGGTGTATTAGAATACCAAAAAGCAGGTTCTGAAGATTATAAAAGATTTACAGAATTTACTGGTGATATTAGTCAAGAAGTAAGAACTCAAAATAAAGATCTTTTCAATAAAAAAGAAAATAAAGAAGGAAAACATATAAAATATATTTTATTAGCACCAGCAGGTTCAGAAGGTATTTCATTAATGAACGTCAGACAAATCCATGTATTAGATCCGTATTGGAATGATGTTCGTATTGAACAAGTTATTGGTAGAGGTATCCGTCAATGTTCTCACAAAGATTTACCAATGGAAGATAGAAGAGTTGATGTTTATAGATTTAAAGCAGTTAGAAAGAATGAAAGAAAAACAACAGATGAAGATGTAGAAGAATTAGCAAAAGAAAAACAACTTTTAATTGATTCATTTTTAAAATCAGTTAAAGAAGTAGCAGTTGATTGTGAATTATTTAAAGCACATAATATGATAGATGAAAGTTATAATTGTTTCCAATTTAATGAAAAATCATTATTTGATCAATATGTTGGACCAGCTTATAAAGATGATATTGAGTATGATATTAAAATTAACAATGGATTAAATTCTGATAACTCTGAAGTTAAAAGAATTAAAGTTTTTAAAATAGAAGGTGTTGAAAAAATAGGAGAAAATTTATTTGAAAAGAAAAAGAGTTATTGGTATTATAGTGAATCAGGAACTGTCTATGATTTTGAACTTGATTTTCCAATTGGAAAAGTTAAATTAATTGATGGAAATCCTGAAAAATTTGATGATGAAACATATATTATTAGTCAAATAATAAATATCCCCAAATTAAAAAATGTAAT